TGGCGGTTTCCATGATCCAGGTCTTCTGTTTCTCCTTCAGATGACTCCACTTCTTGTTTGTCTGAAGCAGCTGACCGTTAATGCGTATGTGATTCTTCATAATTTTTGTTCAAAATCTTCCATATCGCTGAAGAAGCGCTCGATGTAAACGGTGCGCTGCTCCTCATCGACCCGGTAGATCAGCAGATAGCCCCGGATGAACGCCTTCCTGTAACCGCATCTGGACAACAGTTTATGCTGGCACTGCGCATACAGAAAAGGCGTTTCTTCCAGGCGCGCATAAGCCGCGTCAATCGCACTGAGCAGTTCCACAGCAGCGGTCGGGTTGCAGAGCTTCTCCACAATATACCCGACAATTTTGTCCAGATCCTTTTCGGCGGATTCCGTGAGCAGAATCTTATAGCCCATACTTCGCCCTCAGCCGCTTCATAGAATCGTGCGCGTCGAATACCCGACCTTCCGCGATGTCGTCTTCCGCCTGCATCAGCTTTTCATATACCGAGTACAGCCGCATCCGCTCGTATACCTCGGCGCTCATGATCACCATATCGCTGTAACCGTTTTTCGTGATCGTAATGGGCGAATTGGACTTTCTGCACATTTCGGAAATCTCGGCGGTATTCTTCAGATCGCGGATCGGAATGCATTGCGTCATAAGGCTCACTCCCTTCGTGGCCTTATTATACCACGGTTCGCGCTTTGACGCAACCGCCAATTTTATCCCAGTATGAATTACATCCCTTTCCCGGTTTTCCGGTCATGGCAGCTCTTGCAAAGGGGCTGCCAGTTGTTTTCATCCCAGAAAAGATCGCGATCTCCGCGATGAGGCACGATGTGGTCTACCACAGTCGCCGGGGTCAGCGTGCCGCTTTTCAGGCAATCCGCGCATAGTGGATGTCGGGATAAAAAAGCTTTTCGTGCCTTTTGCCAGCGTGCATCATATCCCCGCGCAGCCGCGCCGCCGCGGATAGCGTCGTGGCTCCATTCCTTGCGATGCACCTCGCAGTAGACGCCGCTGTCGCAGAGGTTGGGGCATCCCGGATAGCGGCAGGGGCGTTTGGGCGTATGCGGCATATGACCTCCTGTTCCGGCAGTGAGCACCGGTTTTCTCCATGATTTCGTGCTCTTTTCTGCCTATTTTCAGCTGTTTGGGTGCAATAACCGTGCAAAATCGGGACGAATTGAAGCGTTTCGCGCTCTTTTCGCCGCTTACAGGAAAATCATGTCTCTTTCATCGTACACGGAGCCGCCGCTGTTCTGATTCTTCATCGCCCGATCCAGCGCCATGACCAATGCCACCGCGCCGTCCACCTTTTCCGTGGACTTCTGCTTGTCGATCTTCAGATTGCCCGCAGGGTCGGTTCGCACGAAGGCGTTGTCCATGTTCCAGCGCAGCACCGGGTGCCCGCCGTGGGCCAGCTTGTGTTCCAGCACCAGCCGCATCAGTTCCTTCGTCGGCGGCGACATATCGCGGAATCCCTGCCCGAAGGGAATCATGGTAAAACCGTCGTCCTCCAGATTCTGCACCATCTGCGTGGCGTTCCAGCGGTCGTAGGCGATCTCCCGGATGTTGTACTTTTCGCCCAGCTCGCAGATGAATTTCTCGATGAACCCGTAATGCACCACGTTGCCCTCGGTAGTCTGAAGGAATCCCTGCTTTTCCCACACGTCATACATCACGTGATCCCGCCGAACGCGCAGGGGCAGCGTCTCCTCCGGCAGCCAGAAGAAGGGCAGAACGACATAAGGTTCACTCTCGTCGCTGGGCGGAAAGACCAGCACCAGCGTGGTCAGGTCGCTGGTAGATGAAAGATCCAGTCCCGCATAACAGACGCGCCCCTCCAGATCGCCCGGAATGACTGGCGCGCCGCATTCATCCCATTTGTCCATGGGCATCCAGCGCACAGACTGTTTCACCCACTGATTCAGGCGCAGCTGGCGAAACATATTCTCATCCGCCGGCGTTTCCAGCGCCTTGCGGTAGGCGTCTCGCACCTTGTCGATGGTAATGGTATATCCCAGCGATGGATTGCACTTGTACCAGTTCTGCTCGTCCTGCCAGTCCGCATCGTCCGGAAGTCCATAGACCACGGGATAAAAGCGCGGGTCATGCTTGCGTCCTTCCAGAATATCCAACGCCTTCTGATGTACCTCCCAGCAGACGGAATTGCGGTCGGTACCAGCCGTGGTCAGGAAAAACCACAAGGGCTGTTTGCGGGCGTCGCCGCTGCCCTGGGTCATCACGTCGTACAGTGCGCGCGTCGGCTGGGTATGGAGCTCGTCGAAAATGCAGGCTGAAACGTTCAGACCATGCTTGGTCGCAACCTCCGAGGAAAGCACCTGATAAATGCTGCCCGTGGGCTGATAGACCATACGTTTGGTAGAGGGAATGATCTTGATCAGCTTACTCAGCGTGGGATTTTGTCTGACCATATCCACCGCCACGTCAAACACGATAGCTGCCTGCTGACGGTCGCTGGCGCAGGAGTAGACCTCCGCTTTCCATTCATCGTCGTTAATGAGCATATTGAGTGCCAGCGCCGCGCCCAGTTCTGACTTTCCGTTTTTCTTGCCGATCTCGATATACACCTGATTGTACTGCCGCATGGAAGGGTCTTTATCCCGGACTGTACCGAATACATCGCGGATAATTTTTTCCTGCCAGGGCAGCAGTTTGAAGGGTTTCCCGTGAAATTCTCCCTTCGTGTGCTTCAGGCATTCAATAAAGCGGATGACACGCCGCGCTTTCTTCTCGTCAAACATCGTCCTGCCACCCGCCCTTCAGCAGCTGCGCCATGGGATCGTCGTCGTTCTCCGCCGCACCGCTGCTGGCGACAATGCGGGCGCGGCAGGCCGGGGTCAGACCGAATTCCGTGGCGAAAGACTGCATGATTTTCAGGTTCTGCTGGGCAATGGATACCTGCGGCACCTGCTGCACATACCCGGACGGCGTTTTAAAGATGGAGCCGTGCTGGGTAATGAAATCTTCGGCTTCTCGCCATCGGGCATACGCCTGGCAGTACCCGGCGAAGGCGGTCAGGTCGGCCATGGTCAGTACGCCCATGGCTTCCAGCGAAGCCGCCAGCCGTTTCCATTCCTTTTTCGCTTCGGGGAGCAGCCATGACGGGCACTTTACGCCGCCCCTTGGCGGGACGGGCTCATGCTCGTTGAGCGGTCGCCGCCCCTTGCCCCGGTCGCCTTCCAGCACCTTCAGCGCCGTGGGTTTCGGCTTTCTGCCAGCCATCGCCATAAGGATCGCCTCCTTTCTCTGACACTATCATCAGAATACTTAGTCCTGAACGTTATTTGCGGGAGCAACCGCGTCATAGGACAGTTCCTCTCCGTTTCGCAGCAGCCGGATATTCTCCGTTCCATACTCGTTTGCGAACCTCATTACTATGGCCGTGGCGTACTTCGGGTCCAGCTCCATGGTTCGGCAGATGCGGTCGGTCTGTTCGCAGGCCA